ACGTTTGTACTGGTTCGGGTTGGATATTATCCCCAATGTTGTCTCTCGTAGAATGTTGGCGTTCGATAAAACTCTCCCGCAATGTTAAATCGAAAAAATATGTTTGCAAGTCATCTATCATATAGTAAACATCGAAAACGTCGTTACTTACATAGACAACCCGAGTAATAAACGCATAAAACCACTTATTATTATACGCACTATTTTGGAACATGAGGTAATTACAATCATAGCAATTCCCGGCGTTTCCTGCTATTCGGATTTTATCCTCTGTGTTTTCTCTCACATATGTAAATTCTGTGTAGCTATACTTCGCCTTACTCAGGTAATATTCAGTCTGTGCTGATAGGGAAGTAAAATATAGAGAATTATCAAAGTTAGTATCAAGTGGAACATCGCACAATAAATTGACTTGCGTGCTGGGAACAACGTATGCCATTTTACACCTCCTAATAGTAAGTGGAGGGCGAAAACCCTCCACCGTAATCTATCAACCCTTATTTAAGCTAACTCTCGTATCTACGCTCGTAGCTGCTGTAATCGTGGTTGTAGCCGTGTATGTGTCTGTTCCAATCTTTGCGACCAAAGTTACCTCTGTACCAGCCTGATCTGCCGGGATGATGATAGCGCCATAAGGCTGTACAGCAATTCCTGCCGTTGTCAGCGCGGATGTCTGGACGAACTGTGCTGCCTGTGACTGTAGAGTCGGGGCTTCCGTCTCGATATTTATAGTAAACGTTGTAGCTTCTACCGATTCGGACTTATTAGAGATATGTGCTGTCAGTGTATCCGGGTTTGTCACCGTCGCGTCACTGTCAACATAAACAACAGCGTTCGCAAATGGCGAATGTGCAACCGTTTTCCATGTGTGATAGAAATAATTCCACCGTATACCCGCAGCAACGTAAGTTTCTCTAAACTCTGCTTTATTGTCGTAGATTTGGAACCAGTCCTCATCAAGCAGCACAGCTTTAACGTCTGCCATAAGAGCCAACTCTGCGGATGTAACTTCTTCGATACCGTCACTCTGCTCCCGAATAATAGCCCATCTATCATTATCAAACGTTCCCCAATTGTCAATAAGATACAACGACCCCATAAAGTCAGCCTTGTCCATGTTGAAAGCCGCCGACAATACGCTAACGTCATACTGTGCGTTAAATCGTGAATCCATGAATATTACCTGTCGATCTTTCGGTGTGTTGTTAAGTACACCACTCTCGTTGTATTCAGTATGCATAAAAGTAAAATCGTTTGAGTATCCTCTGAAAGCAATGGCTGCGTTATCCATACTGGACACGTCAATTCCAACTGGCTTTACTAACCCCTTCGTGATTGACTTAATAAGAATATACTTAAATAACAGAAATTCATCATATTCCGCAGCTTTATAAATCTGATCTACGATTTTACTAATTAAATCCTGAACGCCTTCGATTGATAGAAACGCCTGTTTTAAGGCTTCGTCCTCTATAGATACAGGATACATTACACGCCAGTTCATGGCATAAAAGACAGACTTGACATCCGGCAAGTATCTCTTTAATTCCCTGGCTTCTGCTTTCTCCTCGCTGTACGTCATTACCTGAGCTATGCTGTTAAAAACGTCCTCGATAGCTTCACCGTATTCAATAAAACCTTTCTTTAAGCGTTTATAGGGATTGTTAAACAGTGCACCCTTTACACGCACTAATGCAATGCGGTTAACCAACGCGTTAATAAAGGTGTTTGCAAGCTCTGGTGTACCATACAGCACGTCCCCAACCTTTGGGATGTCTGTCTCCTTAGTGATAACCGGGACGTTCTGCTGGTACTGATAATCAGCGTTAGACCTAATTACGTTTAATATGTCAATTGTTGACGCATTCAACGTGCTTGTTGATATTCTTTTAGCCATGCTTAATCCTCCTTAAATAATTCACTATATTCTGTCTTTAACTCTACATCATTTTCAGAATCATCAATAACAGATTCCTCTGTCTTTTCTGTGTTCCCGAATCGTGAAATATATTTTTCTTTCCATTGCCTGTCATTCTCTTCGTACTTAGTTTTCCAATAGTCAGCATCTTCATCTGTGATTGAATCGTCTAAGTCCTCCAAAAACGATATATCTTCCTCTGTGGGCTCTTCACCGATTCGAGCTTTATAAATGTTGATAATTTCCTCTTTGCTTTTCTTCATAATTAAACCTCCTTTATTTCATTGTACACTAATAAATCCTGTGATGCAAGTAAAAATATATCGGCATATGCTTGCGTGTTGTAGGTATTGGTGTAGGTGGTGTCATACCACTATAGTACCTATAGAGCATAACGGCGTTATTTAAACTCTCTGAATAAGATATAGCAGCTGAAGATGTTATCCATGTACTTATAGATCCATCATTATAATGCTCCACAATATAATTATAGCAATCCTCTGCGTACCCCTGTCGCGTATCTGAATTGAGGTACTTCGGTCGTTCCCAGCAGGCTTCAAAATCAACTGTTAGGCTTTTATAATCTGTACTTGTGGTACTTAGCCAACTCTCTAAACTTGTGTAAGAACTGGAATAGCTCCAGTAAGTAGTAGTCGGATTCTGATTCCAGTCACCTTCATAAATTAAAAAATCAAGCTGCGCTTCAGGGTTGTCAACAGCATATCCATTATTTGCGCAATAGGTTTCAAGGTTCGTCCTGCGTGTGTAGCTCCATTGGAATAACCCGTAACCTACTCCGGTTTCTTCTTCAGTTCGTCCTGCGTTGATTCCTGATTCTGCCATCGCATTACCACATAGTGCTGATATAACATATATACTATAATTATACCCCATATTACAGCCCTCCGCATATGCTCCAATTCTACTTACGCTTAATAATAGCACTAAAGCCCAAGTCTTTAGCAAGTTTTTTACACCTCTCTGCACTTTGTTCGTCCTTAAAAGGCCCGGCCTGTACATGATAATACCCGTCGTTTTCTAATTTTATAAAGATGTTCTCCTCTGTAACTAACAGCTGTATCTGGTGCAACATGTTATCAGCGTTTGTTTGCCGCTTATATGCGCCAAATTGTACAAGGTATAACGTACCACTTGCCACGTGCTTCTTACACCCTGCTGCTTCTGCTACACCGTCTGCGATTGCTTGCCCTATATTTTGCATGTTCGCATATATCCAGTTTTCCGTTTCTGCATTGTCGTGAAAATCTACCTCTATATAAATGCAGGTTGCTTTCGTTTTATTGATTTCGTAGAGGTCCGTGCGTGGTTGGATTCCCTTATCTACAGACGGCGTAAGACTTGCAACATGATTATAAACAGATATAACAGTCTTATCGTTGACTGTTGTAGGATATGTCATTACAAGTGTACCTGTTCCCCCACCCGCGTTAGTGTGTATACAGATATGATAGTCGACACCTAGATGGTTGCTTTCTTTTGCGCGGTTTGGGTATGTTTTTATTTTTGAATTGTCTCCAACATATGCAGTAATTCCATACTCTTCAAGTGCGGTTTTTGCATATTCAGCAATCATGGCGCATTGTTTGGCTTCACTAACACCACTAATTGCTGTTAGGTTACTCCATTGATCCGATGGCGACAAATAGACCTTCATTTTCCTTCCTCCTCTTCTTCTTTTTCTACATTTCTAAAAATTGCTAGAAATTTTTTGTCACCCATTTGTGGGTTGATTTTTACAAGATTCTCGAGAATGCTGACAATCTCCGTTGTTATTGCATATATGACAAGTAAAGTAACAATAGACACATAGTACCCTAACGATACATAGCGTTGAGCATAGTCAATCATTAGCGCAATTATATAAGCCAACACATACGCCAGCTTATTAAAAAGTCCCGTTCTCATTTTTGAGGATTTTACATCTCTCTTTTTAAGCGCCGCAATAAACCCGCTTAAAATATCAAGACTGTTAAATCCTATTGCTATCGCTACACATATCAATTCGTTTTGCATTTATGACCTCCTCACTATCTTTACAAAAGTTTGCGGTGGTGAATCATTTACCTCCGCAAACACCGCAAGGATTGTGTGACATTGATAACTGCACACTTGTATCATATCACAACGCTTGCAACGTGTCAACAGTTATGATACAATATCTTTGGAGGGTTGAAAATGAATAATGGTTATTATTATGATGGAACAAAGTTATTATCGCTAAAAGATTCAAATGGAAAAAAACCTGAAGTTTACGTGTGTACCGGAAACCGAACATCCGGGAAAACTACATACTTTAACAGATACATGATAAACGCTTATCTGCGCGGGAGCGGAAAATTTGTGATCCTTAATCGGTTTAATTATGAATTAGATGACATCGCAGACAGCTTCTTCAAGGATATTCAGACCCTATTCTTTCCTGACGCTGAATTCAAATCCGTGAAAAAAGCAAAGGGTAAGTATCAAGTGTTGTTTCTGAACGGTAATTGCTGTGGTTACGCCCTTGCACTCAATGACGCTGACGCAATTAAAAAATATTCTCACGTTTTTGCAGACGCTAAGCGAATAATATTTGACGAGTTTCAAAGTGAAACAAATCATTACTGCGATAGAGAAGTGGAAAAATTTATCTCTATACACACTTCAATAGCCAGAGGGCATGGAAAAATGGTTCGATATGTTCCCGTATATATGATTAGTAACACGGTAACAATTCTAAATCCTTACTACGTATCTATGGGTATTTCGGACGCAATAAGAAATAATACTAAATACCTAAAAAGGCCTGGGCTAGTCCTGGAGCAGAATAATAACGAGAACGCCCTAAATGCTCAAAAGGAAAGTGGTTTTAATTCTGTTTTCGCGACGTCTAAATATGTAGCGTATTCCTCTGAAAATGTTTACCTGAATGACAACTACGCATTTATAGAAACAATTACGGGCAAGAATCATTACATGTGTACATTCAAGGTTGACGGAAAGGACTATGCTATAAGGTGTTATGACGAATTAGGAATTGTATACGTCTCTAAAAATATTGATTATTCATATCCCTTGAAAATTTCAGCTAGTACGCAAGATTTTAACATAAATTACGTTATGTTGCAAAATAATAAAACATTTATTGACAACTTGCGCTATCTGTTTTCTAAAGGTTGTTTTCGATTCAAATCTTTAGACTGTAAAAATGCTACTATGTCATTATTGAGTTATTAGCTATAACATTGTGTTCCTAGAATAACCGGGTTGTGATATAATAGTCCTATATCAAGTAGTAACATCGTCTATGGTTCTGTGATTAGAACACCTCTTAATTGAGAGATTACAGGA